CCCGTGCGGCACCGGTGGGCGTCTCGTTCGATGCTGCGGTGCCTGGTGCTACTGCAATCAGGGCTGCAATCCTCACCAATCCGCTCAGCGTGCGCGGTGCGGATGGCGGCAAGCTGCTCAAGTCGTTCATTGATGGCTTCACCGCCACCGAGCGACAACGTCTCACTGGCGCGATCCGGCAGGGCTTCTTCGAAGGCCAAACCAACTTCCAGATCATCAAGAACATTCGCGGGACCAAGGCGCTCCAGTACAACGACGGCATCCTGGCCACGACCAACCGGAACGCCGGCGCCGTTGTGCGAACGGCGGTGCAGCACGTCGCCACCCAGGCGCGCATGGAGACGCTGAAAGAGAACTCCGACGTCGTGCANGCGGTNGAGTGGGTCAGCACCCTGGATNCGAAGACCACCAGCCAATGCCGNTCNCTCGANAAGCANCGCTTCAAGCTGACCGAGGGNCCNCGGCCGCCGATCCANATCAACTGCCGCTCGACGNTNGTNGCGGTGACCCGCTTCGGCGCTCTGTTCGCCAAGGACGCCACGCGGGCATCCATCGGCGACGGCGGTGCGCAGCAGGTGAGGGCAGACCTCAGCTACTACGACTGGCTCAAGCAGCAGCCGGCGGCGTTTCAGGACAGGGCCATCGGCCCGGTTCGGGCCAAGCTGTTTCGCGAAGGCGGCCTGAGTATCGAGCGATTCTCCGAGCTGCAGCTCGATCGCAACTTTTCACCTCTGACCCTTGTGCAGATGAAGGCTCTTGAGCCTCTGGCGTTCGAGCGGGCGGGCATCAAATAACCTGGAGATCCACATGAACGACAAAGCAATCGAGCAAGAGATTCAAGCCAAAGGCCTGACTGCGCCGCGTGTCAGCTTCGCAGAGCTGCAAGCCAACATCTCCCATACGGAGATCGTTAAGCACGTCTCTCCCTCTGGCCAGGTCCTGCGCTGGGCCGTGCTTACCACGGTGAATGGCTTCGCGGTGACTGGGCGCCCATCCGCCAGCGCATCGTCTGCAAACGACAATGCCGAGATCGGCGAGAAGATCGCCATCGAGAACGCAACCCAGGAACTGTGGCCGCTGATGGGCTACGCGCTCAAGCAGCAGTTGCACGAAGCCAAGTAACCGAACACCGAATCACCAGGCCGGCCATGAGCCGGCTTTTTCATGTCTGCGGGCAGGGCCTGCAAATCGTCTCTGGGAGACAAGCAAATGGGTTTGAAATATCAGCTGGACACTCTTGACGGTCTCGATGACTCCGTTAAATCGCTATACACCGAGAAGGAAGGCAAGTTTGTCCTCGGTATTGAAGGCCTGCCGCAACCAGAAGACGTATCAGGCCTGAAGTCCAAGGTCCAAGAGTTGCTGGACGAGAAGAAGGCCGCCGACAAGGCGCGCAAGGATGCTGAAGAGCAAGCCCGGCTGGATCGCGAAGAAGCTGCCCGCAAATCGGGCAACGTCGAAGAGCTCGAGCGTTCCTGGACTGAAAAATTCACCCGCCGCGAAGCTGAGCTGAACGGCATGCTGGAGCAGGAGCGTGGAACGCTGAGCACCCAGATCCGGGATCTGACTGTCGGCCGTACCGCTACTGATATCGCGTCTGCCCTGGCAATCCCAGGCAGCGCAAAAGCCCTGTTGCCGCACATCGAACGCCGTCTGAGCGTCGAACAGCGTGACGGGAAGCCTGTTGTGGTCGTTCTCGACCAGCAGGGCAAGCTCTCGGCGGCAACGCTGGATGAGCTGAAAGCAGAATTCGCAAACGACACGGCGTTCGCGCCGTTGATCGCGGGTAGTAAGGCATCTGGCGGCGGGGCCGGCGGTGCTGGAGGTGGCGGCGGGGCCGCGAAAGGAAACATCGGCGGTACCAAAGCGGAGCGCACGGCGGCAATCGCGTCNCGGTTCTCTGATCTCCCCCTAAATTAAGGATTTGACCCATGTCCCTGTCTCAAATGCAGGTTTTCAACGATTACATCATGCCGGCGACTCTCGAGACGCTGGACCAAATGCTGGAAGCGTTCAACGCAGCCAGNAACGGCGCNATTGTGCTGTCGCCAAACGGCTTCACCGGTGACTTCCTGCAAGAGTCGTTCTTCCAGAACCTCGGTGCAGCTCAGCGTCGCGTGAACCGCTACGGCGCCAACTCGGTCGTGACTCCGGTCGACCTGACCGAACTGCAAGACACCACTGTGAAAGTGGCAGGTGGCTTCGGTCCGATTCGTTACGAGCCGTCGCAAATGACCTGGTTGCAGCGTCCAACCGCTCAAGGCGTTGAAGTCGCTAGCCGCGCGTTCGCTGAAGTGCTGCTGAAGGATCAGTTGAATACTGCCATCGCTGCACTGGTGGCAGCTATCACCGCGCAAGCAGCGGCGGTAAACGATGTGTCGGCCACTCTTGGCATCTCCCAGTCCGGCCTGAACAGCGCGCATGCGAAGTTCGGCGATGCCAGCCAGAACCTGGTTGCTCAAGTCATGCAGGGCACCACCTGGCACAAGCTGGTCGGTCAGGGCCTCGCCAACCCGAACAACCTGTTCCAGGCCGGCAACGTTCGTGTCGTCGACATNCTCGGCAAGACCTCGATCGTCACCGATGCGCCGGCGCTTGCTCAAGCCGGCACGCCGAACAAGGAGATCATCCTGGGTCTGGCCGCTGGCGCGGCGCTGGTGCACGACAACCGAGACATCATCTCGAACGTGCAGACCAACAACGGTAACGAGCGCATCACCACGACCATCCAGGTGGACTACACCTTCGGCCTCGGCATCAAGGGTTACACCTGGGATGTCGCGAACGGCGGCAAGTCGCCATCCAGCGCCGCGCTCGCCACCGGCACCAACTGGGACAAAACCGCAGCCAGTATCAAGGACACCGCCGGTGTTGCTCTGATCGGCGACGCCTCCAAGTAACCACCTGATGACTGCCCCGGGGCATAATGCCCTGGCGCAGCGGAGNGACAGTGATGACTGATAACATCTGGTATCTGCCGGGCCCGTTCCACCGCTACGAAGATGACGTGAAGGCAATCGCCAAAAAGGAAGGCCTGATCATCATCGATGCCAATGTCACGGAAGACCGTGGTGGCGAAGTTGAGAAGCCACCTAAGGCTACGCTGAAGGCTGAGTACCGCGCTGCACCTGCGAAGGCAGGCGCCGACCTGAACAAACCCAAGGACTGACCCATGCTCATCATCGAGGACGGCACCGGCAAGCCAGACGCCGAAAGCTACGCGAGCGCCGCGGACCTGGTCATGTACGCCGGCAAGTTTGGCGTGACCATTCCTGCGGACGAGCCAGCGCAAGAAGCACTGCTTCGCCGGTCCGCCTTGGCGATGGATGGCATGACTTGGAAGGGGCGCAAGACGGACAGCGATCAGGCTCTGGCCTGGCCACGTCGAGGGGTTGAACTGGACTGCCAGATCAAGCCTGACAACTACTTACCGGCTCGCATCCAGTACGGCCAGATGGCCTTGGCCGCCGAGATCCACACCGACGACATCGACCCGATCGACCAGCGAAAGGGTGCAATCACCCGCGAGCGCGTCGAGGGCGCAGTTGATCGCGAGTACGCGACGATCTCGAACACCAGTGGCCGACTGTTGCCGGCGGCACCTGATCGGCCGAGCGCTACGCAGTTTGCTGATTATCTCCAGAAGCGCGGGTTGTTTGCGGTTCGTGCTTAGAGTAGGTTTTGGACTTCATTTGAATGGAGTTCTGACATGGCAGATTACTCGCCAAAGCTTGAAGCTTGGACACGTTACAGCCAGGAAGCATTAGGTTCGATTATTTCCACAAAAAGCGATCTCGACCCGGCTATAGCGGCCCTTGAGGCCGCAGATTACGCCGATAGAATGCTAGAAATTTGGATTCAGAAGGTCGAGTTTTTGAAGCAACAAAGATTGAACCCCGATCAAGATTAGCTAAGTCAAAGCCCAGCCACCGCGCTGGGCTTTTCACATTTTGGAGCCACCATGGCCTTTTACGACGAAATGGCCGTGATGGCTCTGGAGATGATCACAGAGTTCGGCCAGCCCGTGACCATTCGGGCGTTCACTGTCGGTGAGTACGATCCCGACACAGGAACCGCACCGCCTGACACCGTCACCGAGCAGACCGCCCAAGGCATCCTGCTCGACTTCACGGGCCAAGAATTCCAGAACAACA